ATTCGGACACCGGTAAACGACAGTATTTCGGCCTCTAGGGTGCTCCACCACAGGCCACACTTTTGGCGGTTTTCGCCGGGAGAAACCGCGTTTTCAGGCCTGAATAGGCTGCGCATCGGGTAGAACATGGCTGACATCCACGAATTCACCAAAGGCTGGTCCGTGGCCAGGCTGGCGGATGAGTTCGGGATGGACCGCCGAACGGCCAGCAAGCGTCTAAAGGAGGCCGGCGTTCCGCCGCTGACCAAGCGGGCAGGGCACGACGTCTACCGGCTGGCCGACGCAGCCCCCGCGCTGGTCAATCCGGGTGCTGCAGCATTCGGTGCTGAGGGAGTTGTCGACCCGCGTGACCTACCTCCGATGGAGCGGCGCGCCTATTACCAGTCGGAGAACGAACGCCTGAAGGTCGAATCGACCATCGGGCAGCTCGTGCCGGCCGCTGAGGTCGAGGCGGATTACGCCGAGCTGGTCAAGAAGGTCGTGCAGTTCTTCGACACGCTCCCAGATGTGCTCGAGCGAAAGGCCGGGCTCACGCCGGAGCAGGTGGTCAAGGTCCAGGACGAGTGCGATCGCGTCCGGCAATCCATGTACGAGGGCATCACCGATGACGACGTACGCGACAGCGCGTAGCGTGCGCCAAGGCGTTGCCGAGATGATCAGGCCGCCGCGTCGCATCAGAGTGAGCGAGGGTGCGCGGGTGCTGCAGGTGGCCAATGCCGCCGGCGCCGCTGGCGCCTGGGATCCGGATACCACGCCCTACATGGTCGAGCCGTTGGACACCACCGGCAGCCGCCACTACGAGGCTGTGGTGTTCGTAGGGCCGGCGCGGTCGGGCAAGACTATCTCGCTGATCGATGCGCGCCTGGCGTACCTGATTACGTGCAACCCGGCCGACGCCATGGTTGTGCAGATGTCCAAGGATGCAGCTGAGGACTACAGCAAGACCCGTATCGCCCGCAGCATCGCTGCCAGCCCGGAACTGCGGTCACGGCTGAGCCCGCGTGCCCACGACGACAACATCCTGCTCAAGTTCTTCCGGTCGGGAATGTCGCTGCGCATGGGCTGGCCGTCGGTCTCGGTTCTTTCAGGCAAGGACATCCACGACGTCCTGATGACGGACGTGGACAACTACACCGGCGACCTGACGATCGATGAGTGCTTCGGCCTGGGCCTGAAGCGTACGCAGACGTACATGTCGGCCGGCATGGTGGTCGCCGAGTCGAGCCCGGCAAACGATTACGCCGACGGTGCCTGGAAGCCGTTGAACCCGCACCAGGGTCCACCAGCAGCGGGCATCGCCGCGCTGTATGCGCGCGGTGACAGGCGCCGCTGGTACTGGCCCTGTCCGGAGTGTGGCGAGCGGTTTCAGGCAGCGCCAGGCTACGACGGATTCGCGCTGCCGCCGATGGAGGAACTGCTCGAACGGGTCGTGCTGGACGACGTGCAGAAGATGGCGCGGCACTACTCGCTGCTGCACTGCCCGCACTGCGGTGTGGGGCTGCAGCACCGGTGGAAAGATGGGATGAACCGCAGCGGCGTATGGGCTGCAGAAGGCCAGGTCGTGCACGCCGACGGCACGGTCACTGGTGAACGGCCGGAGGCACGCATCGCCAGCTACTGGCTCGGCGGTGTCGCCGCGTCCTATCAGTCCTGGGAATCGCTGATCGAGCGTTACCTCCAGGCGCTGCGGACCTTCGCCACCACCGGTGAAGAGCGCCCGCTGAAGACCACGCACAACGTGGACGGGGCGATCAACTACGTGCCGATGGCGGCGCGGTCGGCCAGCGATCCGAACGAGATGCAGGAGCGCGCCGAGGTTTGGCCTGCTGGCGCGGTGCCCGCTGGCGTGCGTTTCCTCCTGGGTGAGGTCGACGTCCAGGCCAACCGCTTCGTCGTGCTGGTGCTGGGTTTCGGCATTGGCGAATCCGGCCAGCTGGAGCGATGGGTGGTGGATTCCTTCACCCTACGCACGTCCAAGCGCGAAGACGGCTCCGGCGGCTTCCTGCCGCTGGACCCGCCGAAGTACCTGGAAGACTGGGAACGCCTGGTCGAGAAGGTCATCAGCCGTCGCTACACGCTGGATGACGCCACCGGCCGCAGCATGCCCGTGCATGCGGTGGGCATCGATTGGGGTGGCAAATCGGGAACCTCGATACGCGCGCTGGAGTTCTGGCGTTCGCTCAAGGCCCGGAAGCTGCACGCCAGGGTCAGGCTGATCAAGGGCGATGCGCGCCGCGAGGGCGGACTGTTCCGCGAGACCTTCCCCGACAGCAGCAAGCGTCGGGACCGCAAATCAGGGTCGAAGGGCGATGTGCCGCAGCTGCTGCTCAATGTGGACCGGTTGAAGGACACGGTAGACGCCAACGTGAAGCGGGCCGAGCCCGGCCCGGGCTATTACCACTTCCCCGACTGGTTGCCAGAGGCTTTCTACGCCGAACTGACAGCCGAATCGCGGACGGCAAGGGGCTGGGAGAACTTGGCCAAGCGTCGCAACGAGGCGTTCGACCTCTGCGGATATGCAGAGGGCATGGCGCTGTGGCTGAAGGTTCCGGCCATCAACTGGACCGCGCCGCCGCCATGGGCTGCACCGTGGGACGACAACCCAGACGTGAGGGCTGACGACGTTGCGCCGGCGCCTATTCCGCGCACCCGCAGTCGCCGCGTCATCCGAAGCAAATACCTGGGACGCTGAAATGGCATTCACCAACAAGCAAGTCGAGCAACTGGAGGCCGCAATCGCGGCCGGCGTGCTGAGCGTCCGATATGCCGACCGCACCGTGACCTACCAGAGCCTGGTGGAAATGCGCCGTCTGCTGAAGCAGATGCGTGACGAGCTGGGCCAGGTCGCAGGTGCACCGCGGCGTCGGCGCATCGTGCGCCTCTACCAATCGGGGACGGGCAATGTCTGATATCGCCGAAAGCAGCTACCGCGCCGCCGGCCACGGCCGGCGCCTCCGCACTTTCCGGCCGACGTCGCTCGGTCCCAACGCCGCACTGCTGGGTCTGCCGACACTGTTGGCGCGTGCCCGGCACTTGGCCCGCAATGACCCGTGGATGGTCAGCGCGCTCAACAAGAGTGTGTCCAACGGCATCGCCACCGGCATCCAAGCAAAGCCGATCTGGGGTACGGACGACCACAAGAAGAAGCTCACCAAGTTGTGGTCCCGCTGGGGTAAGTACGCTGATGCCGATGGCGTGCTTGGCTGGGACGGCCTGCAAGCGCTTGCCTGGCGCGAGTGGAAGGAGGCAGGCGAGGTGTTCGCCCGCATCCGGTATCGGCGACCTGAAGACGGTTTGCCTGTGCCGCTGCAGGTGCAGCTGATCGAATCGGAGCAGTGCCCGCAGCACTACAACGGTGTGGCCAGCAATGGCAACGTGATCCGGCAGGGCATCGAGGTCGATAGCATCGGTCGCCGCGTCGCCTATTGGATGTACCGGGAGCACCCAGGCGACCTGCAGCTGACCGTCAACGGCAACGAGCTGGTGCGCGTGCCGGCCGAGCAGGTGCTGCACTTGTACCGGCCGAACCGAGCCGGTGCGATGCGCGGTGTGCCGGGTTCGGCCCCAGCCCTGCTGCGCATGTTCAACCTGGACCGCCTCGATGATGCGGTGTTGGAGCGCCAGGCCCTTGCCAACCTGTTCGCCGGGTTCATCACGTCCGACGCCAACGGAGAAGGCGAGGATGGTGATGGCGTCGGCGAACTGATTACCGGCGAGGACGCTGACGGCACGGCCATTGGTGGCCTCGAGCCCGGCACCCTGCAGCAGCTGCCGCCTGGTCTGAAGATCGACTTCGCCGATCCGCCCAGCGCCGGCTCGGACTATGCAGAGTTCCTGCGTGGGCACCTGCTGGCGATCTGCGCCAGTCAGGACGTGCCCTATGAAGTGCTCACCGGTGACCTGCGCAACGTATCCGACCGCGCGCTGCGCCTGATCCTCAACGAGTTCCGCCGTGTGATCGAGCAGGACCAGTGGCTCTTCATGATCCCGATGTTCTGCCAGCGGGTGCGCGACGCTTTCATCGACCAGGCGGTGCTGTCTGGTCTGCTGAAGGTGCCGCGCTATGCAGCCCTGCGTGATGACGTGACCGAAACCCTGTGGGTGCCCGAAGGCTGGCCTTGGAGCCATCCGGTGCAGGACGTGACCTCCGAACTCAAGGCGGTGCGGGCTGGCTTCAAGTCACGCAGCAAGGTGGTGCTGAGCGCTGGCGAGGATCCTGAACAGGTTGATGCCGAGCAGGCGCTGGACAACGAGCGCGCAGACGCGG